GATAGAAGACCCTAACGGGATTGATACGGGCTCTGTCATCTCGGGGACTGGTATCCCGGCGGGGACGTTCGTCACGACGGCGTATATTGCGGGCAGTTACACGGTGCCCATCTCGGCGGCTACGACGGCTCCGTCTAGCGGGACTTACACGTTTAGTTATGCAGGCAGTCACGTGCCGAACAATACCTATCAGGTGTCCACGTCGAGCGTCGGCAACTTCTGTATTGCGTTCGGGTCCAACCCGTACAGCCCCGTTAACTTCACGGAAACCTTTGACCCGCTGCTCGTGCGTTGGTCCGATGCAGACAACCCGTTTGAGTGGGTCCCGGCTACGACGAATCAGTCCGGCGAGAACCGCCTGTCTTTTGGTTCATTCATCGTGGCTGCGGTTGATACCCGGCAAGAAATCCTGATCTGGACAGACGCTGCTCTCTTCTCGATGCAGTACCTCGGACCGCCGTACGTGTTCAGCCAGAACTTGCTGATGGACAACATCTCCATCGCGTCCCCGAACGCTGCCATCACGGTCAACAACGTGACCTACTGGATGGGCGTGGACAAGTTCTATCAGTACTCAGGCCGCGTTGAGACGCTGCCTTGCAGCCTCCGTCAGTTCGTGTTTACCGATATCAACACAGATCAATTGGCGCAGGCCGTGGCAGGCTCCAACGAAGGTTACAACGAGGTCTGGTGGTTTTACACAACTGCAGATAGCCTCGTAAACAACCGCTACGTGGTCTATAACCACCTTGAGCGAATCTGGTACTACGGTGATCTGGAGCGTAGCTTCTGGCTCGACTCGCCACTTCGTCAGTACCCGATGGCTGCGTTCAGCATCCAGACTTCGTATCTGTCGGCTGCCATCAATAGCAGCGTAACGATCATTCCGGTCATTAATTCTGCGTCTTACGCTAACGAAGGCGTGGTCACGATTGACTCTGAGAAGATCTTATACACCGGCAAGACCTCCAACTCGTTGACCGGATGTACGCGTGGATACGCAAGTACCACTGCAGCGGCTCACATTATCTATAGCACTGTGACCTATAGCGTACCTAATCAGGTCATGAACCACGAGAACGGGAACGACGACCGCTCTACGAGCGTGATCCTGCCAATTGAAGCCTACATCGAGACCTCGGACTTCGACATTCAGGACGGGCAGAGCTTCGGGTATATCTGGCGCATACTGCCTGACTTGACCTTCAACGGGTCTAACTCAAACACGCCGTCCGTGACGCTGACCGTTAAACCGCGACAGAACTCGGGCAGTGCCTACTCTGCGGCTAATACGCCGACCGTGACTGAAACGCAGTCGTTCCCGATTGAGCTTTACACCGGTCAGGTCTATACCCGCGTGCGGGGCCGTCAGATGTCTTTCCGTATGGCTTCAACTGACATTGGCGTGGCGTGGCAGATGGGCATGATGCGTCTCGATATCAGACCGGATGGCAGACGGTAATGATCGAAACTCGCCCCTCTAAAGCCCCAAACCTCTCCATTGCTCCGGTTGACTACCAGCAACGCTATGAGGATCAGCTAAACAACCAACTGCGTATCTACTTCAACCAAGTGGACGGCAACACGCAGGAGCTGATTCAGAAGCTCAACAGCCTGTCTGTAACGACTTGGCTAGGGGATTGGTGACATGGCTTTTCAGAACGTTGTCGGGAACAGGTTGGCGCAGGCGGCCCTTACTACTTCGTATGTAACTATATATACGACGCCGATACTTACTCGCACGTTCGTAAAAAACATAGATTTGGTCAACACGACTAGCGGAAGTCTTACCTTTTTCATATCGCTGGTGCCCAAAGGCACCGCTGCAGGAGCTGCTAACGCGCTGTTCTTCGGTAGTACTATCTCTGCAAACTCGACCTATCAATGGACAGGGACGCAAATCCTCACTCCGGGAGACTTGATTAGCGTGAAAGCTAGCGGTGCCGGGGTTACTGTGACCATTTCTGGTGGCGAGGCCACGTAAATGATACCATCCAGACGAATTGACCCCGTGAGGGCGACATGAACCAGAATTTGTACTCAAGTGGGGCTATACCCCGGTCTAACCCCTCGTATCCAATGGCCGGGATGCAGGGCAGCGCCTACGCGCCGCCGCTTAATTATAACCAGCCGACCGAGGTTGTTGGGGGCTACGATGCTCGGATTAACCCCATGACGGGGCAAGAGATTCCCCAGAACAATTTTGCCCGAGGTGGCAACGTGAATTCAGAAGCCGGACTTGCCTCCCTCCTTGCCTCGCGTGGCCGGAACGGCGACAGCATGCTGATCCACATGTCTCCTAAAGAGGTCAAGGGGCTTCAGTCTCTTGCCCAGTCCCACGGTGGTAGCCTGACCATCAACCCCGATACGGGGCTGTACGAAGCCAACTTCCTTAAGAGTCTTCTGCCAACCATCATTGGTGCAATCCTTACTCCGCTTACTGGCGGTCTCATCAACCCGTTAACCGCTGGCTTGCTTGTTGGTGGCGTTGAGGGTGTCCGTACCGGTGACGTGGGTAAGGGCCTCATGGCTGGCCTTGGCGCGTATGGCGGTGCGGGAATTAGTACCGCTCTTGCTGGTGCTGGTGCTGCAGCAGCAAAAACCGGGGCAGGAGAGTTGATTAAAACGGCTGGCACAGAAGCTGCTACCGCCGCTGCTAAAGAAGGTGCCACTAAAGCTGCTCAAGAGGCCGCTAGAGAAGCGGCTGTGAGGGAAGCTGCTCAAGCAAAAATTAAAGAACAAACTGTTTCTAAGACTCTTTTTGGTCAGGTTCCCGGCATGGCTGGGCAAGGCGCTGGTTCTGCCTTTAAAAACATCGGCGGGGGTTTTGGGGAAATATTTAAGACTGGCGGTGCTGGCCTTGGCGGTATTGGCGGCACGGGCGCAGCCGGGGCTACACTAGGCAATGTAAATATGATCCAAAAGGCAGGTCTCACCTCTGCCGGTCTCAGTGCGCTTACTCCTAAAATGAATAAGCCTAAAAACTCACCCATTGACACGTCGTACTATCAGTCATATGGCTATGACCCCGATGAGGGTAAGTTCCTTGGTGGTGAGTGGAAGAAGGATTATCCCGGCTTGGAAGGCTATGCTGAGGGCGGCGAAGTAGGAGTCAGTCAAGATTCTACTCAAGATTATAAGCTGATGCCGCTTGATCCTAGTCAGGCGCAGCCTAACTCTGCTAAGGCTGGGTGGATGGAGTTCATGCAGAACAACCCAAATGAGCAAAAAACGTATACTGATGCGGGCTATCCGGCTTCTTACTTCCAGCAGGACGCGCAAAAGTTTACGGGTGCAAGACCTTTTGTTCCCGGTAAAGACGAGGCTCTTTACGCTGAGGAAACGGCCCGTATTGCTAAAGCTAATGCTCCAGTTACTCCGCCTCCGCAGGCTCCGGCTGGCATTACTACCAACCTTGACGACTACATGTCGCAGTTGAATAAGTTTGTTGCATCTCCTGTTGCTGCACCGCCAAGCAAGACGCCCCCGCCTGCTACTACGCCGCCTCCAACCCCCGGTCGTCCAAATAGGGATGATTTTGACGGCGTTGATTTTTCTGGTATTGATTTTGGGAATTTTATGGGCGGCGGGATGAACGGCCTTGCTGGCATCATAGGCAACAATTATCGAGGAAACGATAGCCGTATGCAGTGGGACCCGGACACTGGGTCTTTTATTAAGCCGGGCACGAACAGGCCGCAGCCCCCTGCGTACCAGCCCCCTGCACCCGCGTATCAGCCCCCGACTCCGTATCAGCCCCCTGCGTATCGTGATCGAGGAGACCGTGACTTTAATCCTCGTGATATGCAGGACGACACGGTGAGTATTAGCCCAATTGAGCGCGAGTACTACCCTTCAGAACCGACGTATCAGCCCCCGACTCCGTATCAGCCCCCGACTCCGTTTAACGAACCTCGTGAACTTACACCTGACGCCAATCCGTACTCGCCTCGTATCATCGAGGAAGATACGCTGGCTGCGCCTCCGTCGCAGGGAGATCCAATCAGTTCGTATGATGGTCGCTATGAAAAACAAGTTCAGCCCGATAGAGAATCGTTTCTTACTCCGTTCAGCGAACTTGAGAGTGAGTACATCCCCACTCCGTACTCGCCTCGTTTCCCCGGAGAAGAGCCTGTCCGTTCAGACCAACGTAATTACATGCCCGCGCCGTATATGCCGACTTATGAGTCTGAGCCGTTTACTAACGAAGACTTTATGATTGATAGCAATAATGCTTCCTTCTACGCAGGTGGCGGTTCAGTGCAGTATGCGGCTGCTGGTAAACTTTTGCGCGGCCCCGGCGATGGTATGTCCGACGACATTAATGCAAACATTAGCGGTAAGCAAGAAGCCCGCCTTGCAGATGGCGAGTTTGTAATTCCGGCTGATGTAGTGTCGCACCTTGGCAATGGGTCTAGCGAAGCTGGGTCCCGCAAACTCTATAAGATGATGGCTAACATCCGTAAGGCTCGTACTGGTAAGTCTAAACAAGCTCCGGCTGTTAAAGTCGATAGGTACCTTCCTGCATGATTGCTCGTCAGTTAACAACTAGTACTGGCGACTTAGAGAAAGTGATTGAACTTCTTGTAAGTCACTTCGTGCCAGAACATAAGATGGGACCTCTTAGCGCCATCAATGTAAATCTTGAAAAGGGCGTGAAGTGGGTTATGTATAACGTAGATCAGATGGCGTTTGGTGTGATGAATGACGAAGGGCGATTGGTTGGGTCGCTTGGATTGCACCGAACGTCGCCTTGGTATTCTGATTCCGAGTATCTGGCAGACGGCTGGTTCTATGTTCTGCCTGAATACCGCAAGACTGGCGTAGGCAAAATGCTGATCGACGAGGCCAAAAAGTTTGCCGATCAAATCAAACTGCCGTTGATCATTGGGGTCTTCACCAGTGAAGACGTGGAAACTAAGGTTAAGGTCATGCAGAAAATGGGCATGACTATGGTTGGCGGCTTGTTCGCCGCAGGAGTTTAATTATGTGCGGCGGCGGCGGTAGTTCAGCACCTACTGAACAAAAAGTTACTCAGATAACGATCCCACCTGAGTTAATGCCCTATGCCAAGAAAACCCTTGGCACAGCGGAAGATCTTGCATATAACCAGCCTTACCAAACTTATGGAGGTCAGCGGCTTGCTGGACTCAACCCGCTTCAGCAGCAGGGCATAAGCAACACGGCTGCACTTGGTCCCACTTCGCAGATTGGACAAGCCTCGGGTATTGCTGGACTTGTAGGGCAGCAGGCAGGGCAGATGGGGTCGTCCTATCAGCCAATGCAGTATCAACCAACCAACGTGTCGTACATGGGCACCCAAGCCCCGCAGTTGCAGCAGTATCAAATGGGCGGGCCTCAGCAGGTCGGTGCAGAACGATTTGGTACGCAGGCCATGCAGGACTACATGTCACCCTATATGAGTGGTGTGGTTGAGCAGCAGAAGCGCGGCGCGATGCAGGACTATGCTCGTCAGATGCCGGGACTTCAGGCGCAGGGCATCCGTGCTGGCGGACGAGGCGGTACTCGTGAGGCGTTGCTTCAGGCTGAGGCTCAGCGCAATCTTCAGGGCCAGTTGCAGGGTATCGAGGCTACCGGTCGACAGCAGGCGTTTCAGCAGGCAGGTCAGCAATTTGGTGCGGATCGTGCGGCTCAGATGCAAGCGGCAATGGCTAATCAACAAGCCGGACTTACGTCTGAGCAGGCTAATCTTCAGGCGTTGCTTGGGACTCAACAGTTAGGTGCAAACCAAAGCCTTCAGTCGCAACAGCTTAATCAGGCCGCGCAGTTGCAGGCTCAGCAGCAGGCGCTTGGTCAAAATCAGGCTGCGCAGCAGGCAGTGGAGCAGTCCCGGCAGTTTGGTGCGGGGCTTGGCATGCAAGGTCTCCAGCAGCAGTTAGCTGCCGCAGGTACGCTTGGTCAGTTAGGTCAAACGCAGTTTAATCAGCAGCAGATGGCATCGCAGGCTCAACAGCAAAGCGGCGCTCAAATGCAGCAACTTGAACAGCAGCGTCTGCAGATGTCCTACGAAGACTTTCTTAACCGTCAACGGTACCCGTATCAGCAGCTCGGCTTTATGTCAGACTTGATTCGCGGCACGCCCACAGGCGGTGGCGTTCAGAGTCTTTACGGCGCTCAGACTAGTCCTCTTGGCGCAGTTGCCGGTTTAGGGGGCCTGTACATGGCTAACAAGGGGGGCTAATCAATGTCACGTGAACTGTACGGGATTAGCGCACTTGACCCAAAAGTTGCGGCTACCAATAAGTTTATTCAGGATAAGCAGATTCCTCCCGATAAGGTTGAGGATTTTCTTTTGTCTATGGGGGCTGACCCAAAGTTGGCTAGCCTTGTATTCAAGTACCGCCGTGTTCAAGAAGCCGCTAAGCAGCAGCAGAACCAGCCACCCACTGCTAGCGTAGATCAGGAAGTGTCTAGTCAGTACGCTCAGTTGAAGCAGCAGGAGCGCATGGGTCAGGGTGTGGCTAGCATGCCTGCACCGAATCTTGCCCGTGCCCCAATGCAAGGTGGTATTACAGGCCAGCCCATGCCGCAGATGGCCGGGGGCGGTATCGTTGCGTTTGACAATGGCGGAGATGTACCACATTGGTCTACCGTTGAAGATGATGCAAAAACATCTAATGAAACTCCGCGTAAAAAGGGGGTACTTAGACGTATTGTAGGTAATCCTATAGTACGCCGCGCTGGTGGGCTTGGTCTATTAGCAACCGCACTCGGCGCATTTTTAGGTGATGACGAGCCTAAGGCTGAAGGGGCTACGGTAGAGCAAGCGGAAGAAGGTCTTACTGACGAAGACATGGCCATACTTGCTAGAGATCAAGCCGCGCAAAAGGAAGATACACAGGTGGCAACGCCCACTAAAATTAATCTTCCTGCTGCACCAACTTTCAAGCGGCCTGATCTGACGCCGTTTACCGAAGCCATCGCTGAGGCTGAGAAACGTGTGCCTAAAGATCGTGAGGCTGCTCTTGCTGAAGAAATGGCCCGCGAAGAACAACTTGGTGAGACAAAGGTTATCGAGGCGCGGGGCAAAGAACTTAAAGCCCAGCGAGAAAAGGCCGTTACATCACCAGAGAAGAAGTTCTGGCTTGCGTTTGCGCAGGCTGGTTTTGCTGCATCTGCCAAGGGGGCTCGTGACCTTTGGGAGACTCTGTCAATAGGCGGCGTTGAAGGCATGAAAGCCTACGAAGCCATGAAAGACAAGGAAGCCGCTACGCTTGAAAAGATTGCGGATAAAGAACTGCAGCTTACTAGCATGAGCGCAGCCATCAAGCGTGGTGCCATGGAGCGTGGTGATAAACGGTTTGATGATGCTAGGCGTGAATACCAGACGCTTAAGTTACAATATGCTGCTCAGATGGCTTCTATTGCCACTGCTGAAAATGCGTTTGGTGCGAACATCTATGGCACTCAGGTTCAATCTGCCAATACTCAGGCTCAAATCGCCGCTGCAGATAGTCGTGCTAGCAGGGCTGCAGGGGCCAAAGCGGGTAACCTTGATAGCCTGATCGCCAGTGCAGTTGCTAAGGCAAACGATTTCAGGTTGCCCGCTCAAGAACGAGCAGCGTATCAAAAACAGGCAAAAAGCCTTATTGCGCAACTGAGAGAAATAAATGCTGCTGCGCCCGGAGTGATATCTAAGCAACTAGGGTTAGATGCAGAAACGGCTATGATGAATAGGGCCGACGACGAATTTGGCAACGACGTACAACAGCTAAACTAACACTATGCCTCGTTATGTAGTGACTATGCCGGATGGCAAGAAGTACGCCATTAATGGCCCTGCAGGCGCTAGCGAAGAGCAAGTTATT